CTGGTTGGGAACCTAAGAAACGCCCTAAAGGATTAATGCAGAATGGCTAAACAAAAATATCAACAAGAGCACATGTAAGGCGGCGACATGGCAAACGATAATAGAAGCACAATGACTCGACAAAGGCATGAAAGACAAGAGGCCTTAAGAGAGTATTTATCAGAACGAGGCAAAGTTAACTATATATTTGATAACATTGAGAAAATAGAAGGGCAAGGTGCTGTTATGGAAAAGCAGGAAATGGACGCTCTTTTAAAAGCTAATGATCAAAGAATAAGATTGCTTGCTAAGTACCTACCCGACCTTAAGACAGTAGAGATGAGTGGAAGCCTAGAACATGACGGAAGTATCTCTATCACATGGCAGAAGTAGTCATACCCTATAAGCCAAGAGAGCTTCAATTAACTCTGCATGATAACCTTAAGCGCTGGAACGTTGTTGTTTGTCATAGACGTTTCGGAAAGACAGTATTTGCAATCAATGAGTTAATTAAGCAAGCATTAACCTGTGACAAGGAACGCCCTAGATACGCTTACTTAGCACCCACCTACAAGCAAGCCAAGACAATCGCATGGGATTATCTCTGCCATTACTCAAGAGTTATCCCTCACATCAAGATTAATCAATCAGAATTGCGTATAGATTATCCTAATGGTGCACGTATTCAGCTATTTGGCTGTGATAACCCAGATGCTTTACGTGGATTGTACTTGGACGGCTGTATATTGGACGAGTATGCGCAAATGCCTAGCTCTCTATTTGGTGAGGTAATCAGGCCAGCACTATCAGACCGTAAAGGCTTTGCTATTTTCATAGGTACGCCTAAAGGTAAAAATGCTTTCTATGACTTATACAAGCAAGCTAATCAACTTGATGAATGGATGACACAGACATACAGGGCCAGTGAATCGGGCTTAGTGGATGAAGAAGAGTTAGCCGATGCTCGCAGCATAATGACCGAGGAAGAGTATGAGCAAGAGTATGAATGCTCATGGACTGCTGCTATACGTGGCGCTGTTTATGGTAAAGAGATGGCCACAGCTTACAGGGATAAAAGAATATGCTTTGTCCCTATTGAGCCAAGCATTGAAGTGCACACATTCTGGGATTTAGGTATATCTGATGCAATGTCGATATGGTTCGTTCAGGCAGTAGGAAAAGAGATAAGACTCATTAACTACTATGAGAACAATAACGAGGGTATGCAGCACTACATTAACTACCTCGAAGACTTTAAGAAGTCACACAATATACGCTATGGCGATCACTTTGCACCGCATGATATTGAAGTGAGAGAGTTAACCACAGGCAAAAGCCGTAGAGATACCGCTAGAGAGATGGGTATTAACTTTAGAGTAGTTAGGCAGCATAAGGTAGAAGATGGTATTGAGGCCGCTCGTAGATTGTTTAGCCGATTATGGATAGACGAGAATCGTTGTCAGTTTGGTATAGAATGCTTGTCTCAGTATCATTATGACTATGACGAGAAGAAAGGCGTATTTAAAAGCAATCCTGTACATGACTGGGCCTCACATTGTGCTGATTCATTTAGGCAGATAGCCATGGGTTGGCAGGATAGGCTCGCCCAGCCTGATAGAAATAACATGCCTACAGTACAGGCAAAGACGGATTTTAATTTATGGTAGTGGTATTTAAAGAAGCTGATTCATGGTGGTGGTGGAAGCCCTTTCTACGCAAAGGATTTAGCCATTGTATTTTTATTGATAGCGTATGCGCTGACCACTTCTGGCTCATTGTTGACCCTAATAAGCATTACACGCATATAGAGTGTGTGCCAAAGAAGCTTAAGCCGACTATTGAGGATTTAATAGAAGATGAATGCATAATCGTGCCTGTAAAGCAAGAAATTGACTTAAATTCCGTATGTTATACACTATGTTTAAATAATTGCGTAGACACTGTGAAACGCATTCTAGGCATTAGGGCCACTTTCTGTATTACGCCCTACCAACTTTATAAGAGGTTAACAGATGGGATTGCTAGATAAGTGGACAAATAATTCCCCCGTAGGCAAAGCTTTTAAGAAATCACCTTTATACGATGAGGCGTATGGCGACACTAAGAAGTTTGAGGAAGAAGCCAAGAAAGCACAGAAGAAGCAAAGCAAAGAGATTAAGCGTCAACGCATCATTGAAGATCGCAGGCTTGCAGAGTCAGAGAGTGACGTTGCATTGAGGCGTGAAAGGATGGGAAGCCGCCAATACGGTAGAAGGAGTTTGCTAGGTGGCTAATGTAGCGAATGACCTAAAAAGAATTAAGGGAGCCATTGCCTTATGGGATATGTGGCGCTCTTTACATCAAGAAGCCTCTGACTTTAGCTGTCCAAATCGTGAGACGTTCAATGATTATTCAGCAGGCCAGCGTAAGAATCGCCATGTATATGATTCTACGGCGGTAATCGGCCTTCAGCAGTTTTCCAACCGTATACAGTCAAGCCTTATGCCTCCGTGGGTAGAGTGGCTTAACTTTGTGGCGGGTGATGAAATTCCTGAGATAGAGAAAACAAATGCAGATAAATTGCTTGAACAGATCACAAAGCAGTTTTTTAGCGTTATCAACCACTCAAACTTTTATACCGAAATAGCGCCAGCACTTGTCGATCTAGGCATAGGGACGGGTGCAATTGCTATAGAAGAGAACCCATTAGGTGCAACAAGCCCTATTCGCTTTGTTAACATTCCATTGGCTGAGCTATATCTTGAGAAGCCTAGCGGTGGTGCAGTAGAGAACGTATGGCGTAAGCAAAAGGTTAAACCTGAGCATATTAAACAGTTATGGCCACAAGCCAAGATGACCTCAAAGTTAGAGGATATGGCCAAGAAGCCTGATAGTGCTGAAGTTATATTGTGGAATGGTCAAGTTTATGACCCTGAGACAAAAATGTATGAGCATAAGGTTATCTATGAAGCTGAAAAGCATGAAGTATTTTCACAGAAATTTGAAGAGAAACGCATTTTAGTCTTTAGATGGCATGTAACCCCTCAAGAGGTGTATGGTCGCGGCCCCATTATTCAGATGTTACCGGACATTAGAACGGTTAATATCATGCAGGAGTTCATATTGAGGAATGCTGCTATACAAACGTCAGGTGTTTATACTGGCGTTAACGATGGTATATTTAACCCTCATACAGCTCGCATCGCACCCGGCTCGATCATTCCTGTATCAAGTAATGCAAGTGCCAATCCCACGCTAACCCCGATGACACCTAGCGGCAATATTGGTATCAGTGATGCAATTCTTGAAAAGATTCAAGCTAATATCAACAAGGCTTTATTTGCTAATCCTTTGGGTGACATGACAGACCCCACTAAGACAGCCACAGAGATTATGATACGTAATCAAGAGATGTTGAAGGATAGCGGTGCGTCATTTGGTCGATTAAAGTCAGAGCTTATTGAGCCTTTGGTTCGTTCAGTGGTCTCTATCTTGCAGCGTAATGGCTTAATGCCTGAAATGCGCGTAGATGGCAAAGATGTATCTATTCGCATGCAATCACCATTGGCTAAATCTGAGCAGCTTGAAGAGTTCCAAAATACTCAGGTATGGATGCAGAACCTAAGCATGTTTATGCCTCCTGAAGCCATTGCGGGATCGGTTAAGATGGAAGAGCTACCAAGGGTTACTCAAGAGCAATTGGGCGTTTCTAGTGAGCTTATACGCTCTCCTGATGAACGTGAAGAATTGGCAAGACAATTACAAGAAGCACAGCAGGTGGGTTTAGAAGGTGGACTTTGATAGCGCGTCAGGCTATGACGAATTAAGGGCTGAGATATTTGGTCAATTATCTGAAGAAGATGCAGAGAAGTGGCGCAAGAATGGCGTTTTAATGCATAGGCTTTTTAAACAGAATGAAGAAGGTGCTGAGCTATTGGCATTTTGGAAAGAAGCACTGATTATGTCACCCACTGCACAGGGTGGCATGGATAGTGTAGAGATTGGCATTAACGAGGGGCGAAAGTCTTTCATAAGAGATATTTTATTAACCATAGAGAGAGTAGGCAATGAGTGAAGACGGCACTTTAGACAACGAAACATCAACAAGCTTTGATTACGGTGAAACCGATTTTAGCTTTGTTAAAGATAAGTACCAAGCAGATGATAGAAGCCCCGTTGAGGCGGCTTTTGAGCAGGCCAAAGCATATTCAGAGCTAGAAAAACGTTTCGGCTCTTTTACTGGCGCACCTGAGGCGTATGAGCTTACATTCAGTGATGAGCTAAAAGCTACAGCAGAGGATAAGGGCTTAGAGTTATTAGATGCTGACTCACCAAGAATCGAAGCTTTATTTGAGATTGGTAAGGAGTTAGGTATGAACCAAGATGGTATCAACCGTTTGGTAGAAGCTGAATTTATGGACTCTGTTGCACAAGCACAGGCTTATGAAGAGTTTAAACAAGAACAAATTGCCTCTTTAGGTGCTGATGGCCAAGCTAGAATCAGTGCAATTGGTAAGTGGGCAGATGCTAACTTGGGCGATGATGCAGATGCGTTTAAATCATTGGCTACCGATGCAGAGCAGTTTAAGGTTATTGAGAAGCTAATCAACATGACTAAAAATGCGCCTGTTGTTGAACCTGCTGCTGCACCTGCACCTGCTTTGACCATGGAAGAAATACAAGCAGAACAGTTTAAAGAAGATAAATATGGGAATAGATTAATGCAATCTGATCCTGAACACAGAAAGAAAGTACAAGGCATGTATGAGCGCTATGAAGCTCAGCAAAATGGGTAAATATTATGGCTTTTGATCAATCTGGTTTTGCACCATTAGGCGGGGAGAACACAAACTCCCCTACTATTTGGGGTTATCGTTCAGCGGATAGCTTGACTGATATTCAGGCTTCTGGCTATTTCAATCCCAAGGTATATCAGATTGAGCAGGGTGATTTTGTTTTTATCACGGCCTCTGCCTCTATTGCTTTTGGCTACTTTAACAACGATGGCACAAACGTAACCACCGTTATTATTGAGGGTAGCGAGGGTATAGAGAATCCATGGCCAACCTTTACTGAGGTAAGTGGTGATACCACGATTACACAAACTGTTCAGTGTTTAGCCGTAGATGCTTCAGCAGGTGACGTGACTATTACTTTACCCTCACTTGGCACAGGTAATTACAACATTAAAAAAATGGACTCTTCTATTAATGTAGTGATTATTGATGCAAATGGTTCAACGATAGACGGCGCAAGCACAATTTCTCTGACTTCTCAGTATGAGAATTTAACAATTAATTCAACACCTAATGAGTGGGTAAGACAATGAGCTTTGTACCGCACGATATTGAAGAAAGAACCTTATATATTTCAAAGGCTGGCAATGATAAATCAGCAGGCAATGAGTGCCCTTTATGCTTAGAAACCTTTGAAGAAATGCAGACAAGGATAGCTAACTTAGACCCTGTACCTTCACAGAGTGATCAGGCAGCATGTATAAGCTTAGCTAGAGGAAGATACACGCCATCGGCAACGGTTGAGTTTCCTGCGTGGGTTCAAGTTGATATGCCTACTGTGACGGTCTCTGATGATTCTATGGCTATCGGCCCAGTTTATCGCGCAGCATCTACAAGTGGCGTTGTTATGCAGGGTATAACGTCTGTTGGCGCAGGAAATACCGCATACAGTTTTGACGGAAGCTCAAGAAGTGGCTTAGAAGCTGATGCAGTAACATGCTTATTTGGCGGTAATGCTGTAGAAATGATTAATGGGGCGGCGGGAAGTTTTGTTGAGATTGGCCAAGTTATATCAGATGGCACATGTTTTTATATTGACACTAACGGCGATCGCCCTTCAATATCAAATTCGAATGTTGTTGATATGGTTGCTGATGGTGCAGTTGGATACTATGTGAATGTAGCTAATGGGACGCCATGTTTTATGAATGGCAATGCGGTAAGGTTTGCAGCCTCTCCTTTTGGTGGTCCAGCACCGACTACAGGAACGGCTTTGCAGATTGATAGCGGCGATTCAATTTCATATAACTACCAACTCACAGTATAAGAATGGGAATATAACTCAAAACCTTGGGACGCATTCTATTAATTCTCAGGTTTTAGAGGGCAATATATCTTTGTCGCTTGGTACTTTGTCAGTTTTTAACCAAACCTTAATAGGAAATACTTTAATAAATAGCGGCAATTATTCTTTTAATGGTCAGACCATTGAGGGTGATCTTGTTGTAGACAGTGGATTAGCGCAATTTAACTATCAGCTTCAGACAGGAAATTTAGATATCAATGGCGGCATAGGCTTAATTGACTGTAATGCCGTGCTTGGTAATTTAACTGCAAATATAGGCGCTTTGGTTTTTGTCGATATCTTTGCAGTGACAGGAGTGATAACTAACTTTGGCGGGTTAAATGGAATCATACAGGGTATAAAGTACGGCTCATATATCGAGGGATCTGATAACGTTGTTACAGGTCTTAGGGACGGAAATATACAAGGCTCTTATGATGATCCATGTTTAAGGCTTTCTATTGATACTG